ATTTGTTGCAAGTTCATTTTTTATCGCTGTTGTTAGGCTTCTCGTCATTTTCTATAGTTTTCCTGTTTACTTTGATTTTTCCAGTAACTTTGTATTTAGCACTTTCTGTAGGGAATTCATATTGTTTTAAATTTAAATTTTCAGCCTCTTCATCTGTTAGATGAATTGTATCCTCGGCTAACATATCAACGTTAATCCAGTATTTAATTTTATAAGGCTTCTTCGACATCTAATTCAAATTCGTATAATAAATTTCCTGAGTTGTCTGATCCTACTGCTCCAAATTCCTGAATATCATTAGTTAAATAAACTGTAAAAGGCACACTATCATATGTTACTCCTTCATCATCTGCTAGTGAACTAATCAAAGGGGGTTCAATTGTTACTGTAGCAGCGTTTGACGATGGAGTAACATCTGCAACAACCATATAGACCTTATTATGATTGGCAAACTTTAAAAAATCACCAGCTTTAAGTGATCCAGCAGTATCAGCAGTAAAACCATCTATAGCAATAGTCGTATCTCCAGCAGAGTGAGAACCATTAACTAATATTGTTCCTGTTTCAGATCCTCTAGCATCTTTTACTTCCGGGGGAACAATAGTAAAATTTTCTTTTCCTGATCTTTGTTTAATTATAAAGGCCATAAGCTCACCATATACATCTGATCTTTTTGCAGTAATAATTTTAGCAGTAAAAGCAAATCTTTGTCCATCTATTTGCCTTGCTAATTTTTTACCGCTATCTGATTTAGAGATAATAGTATTTTGTATAGAGCGTATGCCCATAGTTGAAAATTCAGAATTGCTTATAGGAAAAGAACCACTCATTAGACTAAACTAGCTGCTCCTCTTTCATTTAAAGATTGATTAATAATATTAGATATAGTGCCTCTTGATCTAACTAATAGATCCTCAAATCCTGAAGCATCTAAAGTAGTTATATTAAAGTTTACTACAGCTCCACCAGTTCCTGTCCCTCTAGCATTTTGAGTAATTTGACCTGATTGATTTGGTATAAATAGTTCTGGGCCACGTTCACCAACTACAATAGGTTTGCCTTTTGATACCGCTCCTCCATTTGCAAAAAATCCTAATCCACTAAATAAAGACAATCCGCCTCTAAACATAGCTTGTTGTTGTAAAGCTTTTGTTTGTGCTTGTATCAATCCTAACTTTTGTCTTTCTTTAATAATTCCTTTATCAACTAAAATTTGCTCTATTCTTCTCTGTATGATTAAATTGATAGTAAATGATAATATATCTACTAATATTTTTTGTGCTAATTCTTTTAAAGTCATATTTAACTTTTTACCAAGAACAACTGCCTCTGCTAAAGCTCTAGAGAAACTTTTAACTCCACCTAATATAAATTTACCTATAGTTTCATTTACTGATTCTAAATCTTTTCTAATTTGCTCACCAATAGTTTCGCCTATTTTTCTAAATGATATTCCAGTTTCTTTTGCACTCTTTTCAATCTTTCCTAACTCTTTCATTAGATCAGCTAGTTGCTGTTTTGAAAGCATAATATTTTTATCTATTTTTTTTAAGAACTCATTAACAGTTTTGAATGCTGGCCCCATATCTTGAGCGTTTTTAGTAGCACCAAATATTTTATTAGTAATCTCATCTAGATCGACACCTAATTTTTTTAATAAACCTAAAATACCAACGATTGCTATTTTACCTGTTCGACCAAGCATTAAGAAACCTACAATACCTAATTCTCTAACGCCGGGAGGTAAATTTTTAACTACATCTAAAAGTCCAGCAAAACCAATACCGACTATTTGGAATATTGGTCTAAGTATATCTAATAAAGCTGCACCGCCTAATAAAGCTTGTTTTATAAAGTTAACTAATCCCTCACCTATTGCTGTTGAAAATCTTGTTAGAGCATTAGCATTCTCTTCAATCAATCTATTGGTAACTACTAAAGCATTTTTAATAAAATCAAAAAAACCAGCTCTATTTGTCTCTAATCTAAATTTAAATAGTTTATCTGATAGCATTGATAGAGTTCCTGTGAATGTAGTTGCAAGAACCTCAGTTGCTTTTCCAAATCTACCATCTGGCCCAAAGGTATCTTCTAAAGCTTTTATAGTTTCCTCTGCTGTAACTGTAGCACCAGCTTTAAATCCTAATAAAGCTCTAACACCTCTTTCTCTAAATACATCTGCTGCAGCAATACCACCGGCAAATGATCTTTGTATTTGCTCGGCTGTTTGTCTAAAATCTAATCCAGTAACTGCTGCAACGTTACCAGTAATTTTTAGGATACGAGTTAAATCGTCTGCATCTTTTGCTACAACTGCTAAGTTTCCTGATGCTGTACTAATCTCTTGTAGTGAGAATGGAACTTTAGCTGCAAAGCTTATTAAATTATTAAAAGCTTTCGTTCCTTCTTTTACGTTACCAAATAAGAAATTAAATCTAATTCCTAGGTTCTCAACTTCACTACCTACATTGACTAGTGATCTAATCGCTATACCACCACCAATACCAATAAGAGCAGATTGAATAGAAAATATACTAGCACGTAATCTACCAAGACCAGCCTGGACACTACCCAGTGCTGCTTTGGTTTTATCATTCGCTAATATATTAATTTTTAAGTTTGCCATTATTTAAGATTCTGTTTTCTACTATACTCCTCTTGCTCATGTAACATATAACCCAACCATATATTATATTCAGCTTCAGGCATATCCAAAAGTTGAGTCAATGTTAATTTTAGCCTGTCAGCCACTATTAACATATTTTTTAACTCTATGTCAGTATTTACTTTTTTTTTACTTCGTCAGGAGTGATAGATTGCACCATAGCAGTAGCAACTTTGGCAACGATCTCGCTATCTACTTTATGCATTAAAGTTAGTTTATCTTCTAAAGAAAATAATTTTTTACCATCCTTATCAATAGCTTTCATAATGATAATGTCGGCCAATAGACCTACATCATTGATATTAGATGATTTATCAAATAGCTTTTTCTTTTCAGAAAGAGTTATAGGAGACCAATAGATGACACTGGCTTTGCCTTCGTCATCTGCCCACTCTTCAATCTCAATAGATTGTACTCCGAGACTCTCAAAGTGAGACTTAGCTCTATTTAAAATACTCATAAAAAATTATTATACAGTACTCTTAGTTAAAGCTCCAGTTCCTTGAAAAGTAACACTTCTTGATACAATGCTGTCCATTCCATTTGATACACTCATACCTGTTACGATGCCACTTCCGCTAAAAGATTGGTCGCTTGCATCATTACCTTCAGGTAGAACTACAAAAGAAATTGAAGAACCAGCAGTTAAAGTTTCTTGCTGTGCATCTGTTTCATCATAGTGCATATCAATAGTTCCACTAAAACTAGTTCTACCAGCTACAAATGTTTTAGCTGCATCTGTTAAAGCTGTATCCTCTACAACGTCAGCAGTAGTTTCTAGAGTGAAACCAGTAACTTCACCGATGGCTGTGCCTCCAGCTGTTACGACTCCTTCTTTTCCGTGATGTGTTGCCATTTTTTATTTTCCTTTTTGGGTTTGGGTTTATTATTATCAACGAGTTTATAACCAAGACTTAAGTAATTATCAAGATTTAGTTCATTGATAGTAATCTCATTTCCGTTCTTTTCTAATTTTAAATCTTTAGCCATAATTATTTATAACAGATTATTCCTCTTCTTCAAACTCTTCTTCATCATCAACATCAGAATTATCATCATCCCAATCTTGAGGCTCATCTATTTCGTCTTTTAATTCGCTTAATAAATCCTTGATATTTTCAGTTTCAAAAGAAACCTTATCAATAAGCTCTTCTTTTTTATCTAATATTTTTTCTATCTTTTCTATAAGTTTGTCTGCTTTTGCCATATTTTATCCTTTCGTTATGGTGTCCCGGCTTGGAATGTATATAACACTCTTATTGTCATTCTGATACCACCAATAGGGAATAAAGTCCCTTCATCAGTTTCTACACTAACAACTTGGGTGTCTAATGCATATCCACCTCTCGTAATATCAGATTCAATCGCTGTTTCAATAGCTGTAACAAGTTCGTTCCTTTTTGTATCAAGGTTAGCCTCTGCTCCCTTAACAAAACCCAATAAAACAAAATCAAGCTCAGCTTGTCTAGTTTGTGATCCACTTCCTAATTCTATATCTTGTCTATTTTCCTCAGATGTTTGTAATATAACAGCCGGATATTGCTTATCAGATAGCTCATCAATATCAAAAGGTTGTCTAGTAGCCTTTTTAACATCCGGGCTAGATATAGCATCTATAACTGTAATTAAATTATTAGCGATATTTTCTCTATTGCTCATACGTTAAACTTTCTAATTTCTTTTTCTACAAACTTAATAAAGCTCTGTTGTATTATTTTCTCTGTTCTTTTGTCAAACCCAAAAAACTCTCTTTTTGGATTACCTGTAACTTGATTGAATACAGCTTTTTTAGCCTCTGCGTTTCTATTAAAAAAAACAGAGGCTTTTCTACTAGAGTGTACTTTGGTTGTTAACGATCCGAGCATATCTCCAGAATAAAATAAATCTATAGCGGTTGGTTTTCCCTCTTTTTGCAATTGTTCTAAATATGAATCTGAATAAGGTGCAAACTTTCTACGTTTAAAATCTTGTTGTTTTGATGTTAAAGTTCTAATTATATCTATTAATTGAAACCCAGCTTGGCCCAATCCCTTCCTGGTAATATTAGGAAATTTACGAAATACATCATTTAATCTTTTTTGAATAGATTTTACGTTACTTTTTAACGTGATTGTAGCAGCCATTATCTAATAAGTCTTCTAACACCATGCAAAGGCTCTCTTTCATTTACTGAAATAGTTGCATCTGCATCAGAGTCATATTCGACACCATCTTCTAGGATTGATCTAAATTCTTTATTGTATTCACTCATATAAAATTCACCCATACGCTCAAATCTATCTTTTTCAGTTTCTGGTCTGAATTTAGTTAAAGCCGGGCATAGAAAACGACCTAAATATAAATAAACACCAGCTCTTTCAAATTGATCTAGGTTAACTTTTGTATCAACCATTTCAGCAGTATTAAGAACAGTAATATCAGTATAAACATTGGTTTTATATACAGGCCACCATTCTATACGCAGTTGTCGTAGAATATCATTAGTGGTTTGTGCAAAAAAATTAACAGCTTCAGTATCAGTAGAAGCGATGCCAAAAGTAAAAGCATCTGGTTGATATTTAGTAATATCATCTGCTGTTATAACATCTGCTCCTGTATAATTAGCCATTTATTTCCTCTTGCATTTACATTCTTTAATATCAAAAAAAACACAAAAAAAACACTTAATCTTTTTTAACAGTTCTTCTTTTAGGCTTTTTAACTTCTTCTTTAACTTCTTCATATATTTTAAATCCTCTAAAATCATAATTTTTTTTGTTTATTTTATAGTCCACCATTGTTCTCTCAATGATTTTGTTACCTCTTTGTAGTTTAACAGTTTGTTGATTTGTATCTGTCATTTTAACTTGTGGCATTTATCCTCCTTGTTTGGCTAGTGGGGATTGCTCCCCACTAGTTAATTAGACTTACTGAATAGATGAGTCGTGATGTAACTCAACACCATAAGTGTCATGTACTTCACCAACACCATATACAGCAGTTGCAACGATTTCATCTGCTCTCAAAGATGCATCTCTTTGAGTTTCGATTTTTAGTCCTTGCATTTCTGCTAATGCGATTGCATCTCTGTGGAATGCAGCACCTTTGTAGTCACCAGCAGTACCAGTATTTGATACGTTAGATGATTCAAAGATTCTTAATCCAGCTAGAGTTCCTACAAAGCCATTTCTTAAAGCTTCGTTTGCTAAATCATTTGCATTTGCGTTTGCAAAAGTATTAGTCAAGTTAGCTTTTAAGTCATAAGCAATTTTAGGGTGTAATACTACAGCTGACTCGTTTAATGGAACTGCATTTTCTCTTAAAGTAGATGCAGCATTAAAGATAGCAGCAGCAGTAATAGCAGTTGTGCCATCGCCTATAGCTGTTGAGAATCCATCGAATAAACCGATTAGATCCTGATCTTGTTTTTTAGCAATACCTTCACCAAATAGTCTGCCGATGTCAGCAGCTACGTTTCTTGGTGCAGCATTTCTTGCTAAGTCTGTTAATGTTGTCATTACACCAATTTCCGATGCAGTAATAGTTACTGAAGTCGGATTAACTGCAGTGTTTGACAAGTCTGTTGCTTCAGAAACAGCAGCAGCAGCTACAGCTGAGTAAATTGGTATCTCAACTGACTTTCCACCACCAGAGATAGCGTAATTTCTTACTAAACCTCTCATGATAGATTGTTCTTGTACTACAAACTGTGCCTCGGCAACGATCTCAGTATATAGCTCACTGAGTGTTGAGCTTGTGCTTTCGTTAGCCATGTGTTTGTCTCCTAATTATTTAAGTTTATTTTGATCGCACCAGCGTCACGTTTTTTACGATACTCATCGTATTTTTTACGATCCTCTGGATTGGTCATATCATAGTCGCTGAGATTTCGAGGTTTAACAGCTTTACCTTCGATACTACTCTGGCTTCCTGATCCAGACAACGACCCTTGACGGAAATGTGGGTTAGCATCTAAAAACTCATTAACTCTGTCATCGACGTTAAGAAGTTCACCTTTTGGATTATATCTGATATTTCCATTGCTATCAAGGATTTCTACTCTGTTGTCATCTGACAGTTTAATTTCTGATTTTAACAAAGCTGATACTTGTTGTGGGTTTACAGCTTTGTATCTTCCAGCAGCAGATAAAATAGCATTATCTATTTTTTCTTTTGCCATCATATCTTTAAAACGTTTAATCTCATCGTCTTTTTCAGCAATACGTTGTTGCATTACTTTTTCTAGATCCGATTTAGTTTTAGCTTCAGCGATTTCTTTTTGTTTTAAAGCTTCTGCTTCTGCTTTTTTTTGATCTTCTAATATTCTATCATATTTTCTTTTTTCAGACTCAATTCTGCCTTTAATGATATTATCAAGTTGATCTTGAGTAAAAGTCATTTGCTTGGCTTGTATTGTAGTCTCTTCTTGTTTTGTTTCTGTTTGCTCTACAGATACTTCATCTGTATTTGATTGTTTTTGTTCTTCGCTCATAAAGCTCCTTATATTGTTAGTTTTCCGTCATCGTCATACCAATCTGGATTGACATAACTCCAAGAATGCCGACAATTGTATCCACCACGAACGACCAAAGGATCACCGGGTTTTTTACCTTCCCAAGATCTTCCAGCCCATAGCTTTCTAACTTCTTCGATTGTAAATACATTGTTGATTCGTTTTTTATATACACCATTAATAACATTACGACAATGGCTCCTTGTAGTTGGGATAACATCGCCATAATATTTGACGTAAGTAAGCCCGGCATCAAGAGCCTTTTTAGTATTAACTTGTGCATCAAAATCCCTTAATCCATCTGCCAAAAGCTGACCAGCGAACCTTCTCATATTCTCACCAGTTCTAGTTCTAGCGTATTTTGATTGTAAAGTTTGCACAGCTTTATCAACCTCGGATTGTTTTGATTTTATGTTTTTGTTTTCGTTAATAAAATCAACTAATTCGTTAGCTTCTTCATCATTTGATCTGCTATAAATACCATTGATAGTTTGCCTTAATTCCTCCTCAAGTTCGACAAAGTCACGACCAACTAGAGTCGATTGATATACCTTATCAGCTAATCGCTTTGTAAATGTATTTGAAACATCTTGAAATTGAGTGAAGCTTTGTAATTTTAAGTTCCTAATAAGTTCTAGATCACCTTTAGTAAGTTGTTGAAATTCTATACCTATATTACCAATAGATTTAAAAGCCCTTTCTATTCTTTTAGCTTGTTTGCTATAGCCCTCTTTAGTTACAGTATCGGCCCAGGCTAAAAACTCCTTAGATAATATTGTTCTAATTTTGGGCCTAATATTTATAGCTGCGTTTAATTCTATTAGCTTACCTTTATCGGTAGGGAGTTCTCTACCGGCTAAAGCAATAACATCCTTTTCTATTTTATCTAAAGTTCTGATTAATGTTTTGTAATATTGTTGTTCAGCTCTATCTAAGTTTCTAATTCTATAGATCGCAAATTTTTGAACTTTGTCTGCCATTCATTAAACTGTCTCTTCCTCAACTGTCTCTTGCTGAACTTCCTCTTGAGTAAATTG